TGTCTTTCATTTGGATGTGCTGACATCAGCAGTTGTGTTTCTGCTTTTAGTCTTTCAAAGTCAATTACGCCAGGTATTTTACTGATCCGTTGCATTATAGTTTTCCAATGGCCATATATCTATTGCACATGTACAGGTTTAATTCTCCTGCCCATAGAATAGTATTTAAGCCAGAGGATGCAACAAACTCTTCTAAACTGTTGTGACAGTTGACATGATCGGGCACGTCAAACATGTCATTGCCCTGTAGCACCACAGTGGTTCCTGCAGGCAAGGACTTTACCCAATCGCCATGATCCTCAAAATGCTCTACAATGGTGTCAATTAGCAACAGCTTTTTGTACTTTGAAAGCTGTACTTCTCTTACATCTGTTCCAGAATTTTTAAAATTATTGTGAAATCCAGAATTTAACTCTAGTGCGGCTGAATGAACTGAAGTATCAATATCAATGTTAATAACTGAATCTAAGTTTTGTCCCAGCATGTTAGATAAAAATGGTAACAATCCAACCCATCCACCAACAACCAATGTTGAAGTTTCAACATCGCCCATCTTGCGTTTCTTTGGAATTAGATTTCTTTCTATTAGCTTTTCAACCAGCCAAATTTTACTTTTAACTTGGTTTCGACTCAGTGCATCTTTCCAGTTCAATTCTCTATCATTGTTAATTGCAACAGCCAATCTTTTGATATGATCTCGTTGATTGTAATAGTATTCGTTTCCAATGCAAACGCCTAATTTTTTTATATCTGTATCTACTACACAGGAAAGCAGTGAATCCTTACCAATTATCATCTCAACCAATTGAAAAAATTTGTCAAAGTCTTCTCTTGCATCAATTATCAATTGATGCGCCAGGGCCAGCACAGGCAAGGCAGGTGTTTCAAATGCTTCAATGTTTAAGTTGTTCCACTCATTGAGTGTCCATAATTTATTGGCCATGCCAGTCAAGTCTGTTTCTATTAGATTGACCTTTAAAGGTGTTAACTTGATGATCTTACCGTCGGTCCAATCAGTTGGAACATACAGTCCGGTTTCTATTGCCACTTGTAGCGCAATTAATCCTTGCTGGTCATCGCCTTCTCTTACTGCATTCAACAAAGGCCATAAATCAAATGCATACTCTCTTCCAACTTCAACAATCAACTGTGTAAGCTCGTATTCGTCTTCAGTTTCAAGCCAACGATGAAAATGGTGTATGCTTTTGCGAAATCCAATTGCTTCATCAACAAAATAAAGCAATGCAGATCTTAGCTCTGTGTTCTTATCCATTGAACCATCCATACAAATTCAAGTTGGTTCGCCATTTAACATCATCATATGTCAGTGACTTGGCAGGGTGTAGCTGTAACATCTTTAGGAAATAGCTTTGCTCGGCGTCAAAGTCCGGCAATATAAAATCCAATCCTTCACTTATATTCTTGCCTAAACTTTTGCTTGCCTTGATTGGATCTGCATTTGCATGCAAGGCAAAAAAGTCTTTGAACCAAGCATAGTCTCTGATGTTGACACAATCAAAGTTGTCGTATTGTAACATTTTTACAGCAAGTCTTGCACCATACACACTCCACATACCATTCTCTACATCAGCACCCAATGTCATCCATGTCAATAGCCTTTGATAGTTTGCGGCATGCATCATTTCTGGCCAGGCCTCAAATGCAAGCACTTGCCCTTGTTCCATAGAGAGTTTGACACCTTCTCTAAATCCCACACGAAATGCTTGATAAGGGCTGGCATTTGTGTATACATTAGAATAACAACCTGGTAGCTCTTTGTATCTATTGAAGTCCCAACAAAAATCTATTGCGTCTCGATCTTCAGTGGCCAGCTCATGACTTTTCATGTTAGCAAGATGTTCTGTGCTCCACATTTTGAGGCCACCGTTGCCGTACATCAATCCATTCGTGTATTGTCTGCCGCCCCAGGTAAAGCTGACTTTTCCATCCATGCCCTCGGGCAACTGTTTATTGAAGAAAGCTGGATCAACTTCGTTATCTGCATCTACTGTGATGATATATTCACTGCTGGCAAATTCAGTGGCAGCGGCCTTGTGTGCCGCATCAAATCCAACCACACCATGTACTCTGGCAATTCGTTTATGTGGAGTAATTGACTTCAGCAGTTCCCAATTTTTATCTGCATTGGGTTCGTCAAAGCTTAAAAATACTATTGGAACATCTGACATCTTTTTATAGATAATTGGATTCTTAACTGCTTTAAACATTGACATTTTTAAATTCCTTTTTTAGCCACGACCAATCATTGATTAAATTTAGTTTTTCAATGTCATCGCTGTTACGCATGCCGTATTTGGATCCGTTCCTGGCCCCATCAATTATGTACTTTCCGTTCTCTGAGAACCAACCATGCGTACACCATATGAACCTTCGTTCACTGCACTTTTCAATTGCTTCCCAGTATGTAAAAATATCTGTTTCTTTAAGATATTTTTCTTTAATCAGCATGCCTTGAGCTTTTCGATAGTTTGCCTTTTTCTCATCCGGCCAGTCTTGAGTTGTGATATAAATGGATAGCTGTTCCAGCTCGTTGCGCTCTTTTCTTTTTGCAGAGTTGACTCTGCTCTTAATCATTGACAACGATGACAGCTTTGCACATTCCCGAAAGGCACCTATCCATGCAGATTCTGGCGTGACATTAAATCTAGTTTCGCAACTGATGCTGGACATGTTGACACTTGCACGACCAATTGTGGTTGATAGATCCAGTTCCCAGGGACGGCTTTCTAGGAATGGCTGGCGTGGAAATAACTTAACTCCGCCGTAGCCATACTCTAGTTCATTTGCTATATTTTTTGAATTCCATACCAATACGCATTCGTTCTCTGGAATACCCCAGTGCATTGTGTCTGCGCTGGGAATAAAATTAAAATCAAATCCATCTACAATCCATGCATCTGCATCAACTACCCAGAAGTTTTCTGTGGTGCTTTGTTTTGCACATGTTTCGTGTACCTGATAGATGCCCTTGACATTGCTAATATGCTTTGCTGTGGGCGCAAATTCTAACAGGCGTGTCCAGTTGGCTTCACTGCCTTGTTCGCCCATTGAGATAAAGAAAACATCTAACAATGCTTACTCCGCAATAAATTGTTCAACATCACTTTCCTTCACTGTTGGACCAAGTCGATGTGGATTGAAATAACTGGCTTTAAAAAACTTACTGCCTGCTTCATCTAAGTCTGCAATTTCAAGTCTTAAATCTTGTTGTAGTATACGACCAATTTTACGAGTCTCAGCCAACAGCTTTGTTCGACTCCAAGAGTATTTGCTGTTGGGACAAGTTTCTTCGTCACCAACAAACTGTGGCATAATATCTTCGGCCCAGTATTGATTGTGCCATTCAAAGTCAGCAACCAATTTGTAGTCCCAGTCTTTACGCAAGTTAGTTAGATAACAACCCAGGCGAGCACCATACATGGCCCATAATCCATTCTGCACATCCATGCCAACACTCATCCAAACCAGTAGCCTGCGATGATTCTTAAAATGGTTCTTGTCTGCAATTTGGCGCCAGTCCATTGGCTTTCCATTGTGTAATGCCAGTTTGACGCCTTCCCTAAATCCAGCACGATATGCCTGATATGGAGTTGCATTGTTAAACACATCCGAATAGATGTTGTTTAATTGATGATAGTGAATGTCCCAGCAAAAGTCCACAGCACCTGCGCCACTATCAACTGCTTCATGTGTACGCATTTGCTCAACCACTTTGACTGGCCAAAGTTTTACGCCGCCATTGCCGTATACCAATCCATTGACAATGTTCTTGCCGGACCATGATAACACATCACTGCGATCAAATTTTTCTAAATCTAGTTCAAGTTCAAAGAAATCTGGTCGAACTTTATTATCAGCATCAATTGTAATGAAGCGTTCTGTTTCTGCCAGCTTGGCCGCTGCCTTGTGGCAAGCATCGCTGCCGTACACGCCGTGACTGCGTTTGGCCCAGGGGCATTTTTCCAATAAGTCTGCATAGTTTGCATCTGCATTTGGTTCATCGTAGCTGATGAACACTACATCAAATTCGCTAATAGGGGTTTTCAATTTAGTACTCCGATATCTATATTGCTTGCTTTATATAACACTTGCGGCAAGGTCTGGTAAGGCCAATCTGCAACAATTTCAAAAGGATGATGCTGTCTTAGCATCAGTGCCGGAAGTTCTGACCAAGAATGGAAATTTTCTGGATCATCATTATTTAATATTGCCACTTTTAAATTTCCAAACACGGAATCTATACTGGATCCCTTCTCATAGTGACTTTGTGCCCATATGCTATTGCCCTTCTTAAAGAGAGAAATGTGTTTGCCACGACCCATATGACTGATAACTGTTTGTTCATCGCTGACGCCAGAAAACAAATGATAATTTTGCACTCTATTAAAGGATAGATCTTCTGCAACTGGTGGAATGTTAATTCTAATACGCTGTTCTTGATACAATATCTTGACCACTGTGTCATGACTCATGAAGCTCCAAAGACGCTGTTCCCAGTATCCGCGTTCTACAATTTCTCCAACAGATATATCAATTTTTCCAAATAGTTGATGAGGATCTTCTTCGTCGGTTAGAAACATGGGTATCTGTTCGGATGCAGTATCTTTGTCAAGGCGTTCTTTGACTTCAGTGGACCATCTGCGGCTGGCTTCTACTCTGATCATTCCATTTTCATTGAACAATAACACACGCAAAGGAGTTCGAGGATCGTATTGATTTTCGCCAGTGCTGAGCCAGCCTGGTCGAGTCTGTTTCTTTTTAAACTTGCTGGGTTTTTTAATGTCTACTAGGTCCAATGTTCCAAGTGTTTCATTGAATGCAATCTTATAATCATTTTGGTTTGCAGAACCAGACAATAGATCTTTTACTCTTGCATACGATAGGGTGATGTGTGACGGATCCGTTGATTGTCCAGGCTTGATAGAATTGATAAGTCCAGAACTAGGATCGTATTCTACTGACCAAAACTCTTCTCTTTTTCGTTTTCTAGGACGAAGTTCAAATTGAATTTCATCCACGGCGCCAGTACTCCAATGGCTTTTCACTTTCTGCTAGCCACACTGGATAAATTTGACTGTGATTTTCCAGTTTAAAATTTCCATTGGCTGGATAAAATGCAATCCAGTCATGCCACATATGATGTGCATACATGATTGGTGCTAGCTCTAAATTTCTAACACTCATGTCAACTATTTTAAACCAGTCTGGTGCTTGCCAATAGCCTGTTGAAAATACCACACCCAATATGTGTTCAAGTGTTGGAACTTCTGGCTCGTAATTTCTCCAATACACATTCTTGTCAAGATGTAATGCCAGTTCAAAACTCAATTGAGCAGATTCTGGATCTCCAACAATCAATAGGTAGGTCCAAATGTTATTGCCGTTTTTTTCTAAGGGCAACCTTTCCAGTATCTTTCCAGGGGGTATTGGCTGTCCTCGATGATCCATGCCTGTGCCCGGCATAAAATTTAACTTCTTGGCTGCGGCAATTTTAGCAATTTCAAAAGTGGTTTGACGTGGACACAATCCAGCCCTACAAATAATATCGCCAGATTCTAATTTTAAAGTTGACAATATTTTTAATTGTTCCCAGGCATCATCTGGCAAGTCTACAATGTTAATTGGCATCATTGCATCAACAAACTTTGTGTCTATCTTGGTGATGTCTGCATGATTTGTTCGTCCCGGAAGTGTTAGTATATGTACAGTCATGCCAACACTTCCATGATTCTATCGTAGTTGCGGATGATGCTTTTCTTGTTCATTAAATGCAGATCTTCGCCAACCACTTCAACCACCATATTTTTCCACTCTTCTGGTAGATTGCTTAACATGATCCAGCGGTTTGAATCAACTACTTCAACAATGTCATCTCGCTGGTCTTGGTATCTAAGATAATATGGAATTTGTCCAATGAAGCCGCCATCTGACCAACCATCACACATGTGAGCCGCAATGCTGGCTGAATAATCTGTGCGATACAATGTGCCTGGGAACTTGTATAAGAAGCGATAGTATTCCCAATTTTGTTTTACTGCTGACCAAACACTAAAAAAATGTTCTGCTTCTTCACTCTTGCGCCAGTATACCACAGTTGACCACCACATACGAATACCAGCATAGTGCAACCAGCGTTCTGTGGTGTATGGTTCTTCCATTCTTAAATTTCTAGCATCTCTGTACATGGCCACATCATTCTGACCACCAAACAGCTTGGCCAAATTATTGTTGCCACATATATAATCTGTGTCAATTAAAATAGTTTCATCAAATGGACTTAGATTATAAATGTCGTGCTTGTTGGTGTTGGTAAATTGTGCGTTGAAGCTGTGGTAAGCACCGTCATGGTGCAAACGCATGTTTCTTTCGTATTCAGGATTGGTTAATATAATGTCGTCAAACGCGGCGTTCATAATATCAATGCCATGTGTTTGTTTACAATGCTCCATGCTTTGCTGATTGGTAACCAGTACCACTGGATACTCTGGCATGAATTTTTTAACAGCATACGCGGCAACAATTGCTAACTGCGTATAATCCAACTGCTCATTGTTGTAAGCAAACATCATGAATCCCTTGGTGCTCATGATTATAGTCCTACAATTTTTGCAGTAGACCTTGCTGACTTCAGCTTTTTCTGTTCAATTTGTTTTGTTTCCATGGCTGAATCATAAGCCTGAATCAGAACATTTAGAAATTCGTTGGCATCATCAATTGTTATGACGTTGCCACTGTGGTCTTCAACAAAAACTTTCTCATTGCGGATTGTCTTGATACCAACAAACGCTATTAGCTCTTGCGTAGATTTAAAGATCGCACTTTGATGTGACACCAAAAGTGCCGCTTCAATTTGGGCATTGATGTTTTGCCGTTGAACCTGTAAAGTTAATCGATAATTGGCAAAAGCCAATGCATCTTCTAATTTTTTATCCATCAATCACTTCTTAGACTGCACTGGCAATTGCAATTATTCCAGTGATAACAGCATTGAGCTTTTCTTTAAAAGCCAGTTGATTCATCTCTTGGATAATATCCAACTGTCTTTGCATGTCGCTTAGTATTTCACACAATTCTTCTTTGCTCAGTTGTCCCATAAGTGTCTGCTGAGTTTGTTGCTTGACTTGCTCTGCCGCTTTGGCAAATACTGGGTCTCCGCAATTGGCAAGTTCTGCCAATGCTTGACTGATTTCATCTAAGTTCATCTTGGTCTATTTCCTAGTGTATGTTGAATAACTGTTGCGCTGTTTTCAATACTTTCAAACTTGATCTTGCAAAATGCCACACTCACTGGACCAGTTTGATATCGAACTGTTAATCCTTGTGCAATTTCATTCAATGATTTTGATGCCTTATAGCTATTTTCATTGCGGGGAATGTTTTCGCTGTATAACTCAAAAGTTCTAGTATTGTTTGACAACTTAACTGCGTTATCCTTGCTAACCTGTGCATTGTCACATTGTGATTTGAATTGTTGTGCTTCGGACCGAATTGTAGTAATTAAACCATATTCGGCAGAGTCAAACTTGGTCATTAAGTATGCATCAATTAGAGCACAACCACTTAGCATACTCAAAGCTAAAAGCGAAACTATTATTTTTTTCATATTTTTAACCTTTGAATTGTTGCCATTGGTTAGCAAACGCAATACTATTTATAGATGCGTTTGCGACCGATTAACCGTTTAAAGTTCTTGCCAGTCTTGAGTCAACTGACTTACAGGCGTTGGTAATTCCAAAGTTACTGAGCGTTCGCTAATAGTACTTGGATGTGTCATAGTAACAGTCATTGCAACTGAACCTCTAACCATAATGCCAAGTCCGGCATTATCTAACAACGACCTAATTTCTAAGTTTTGCCCGTTGATGGTACCAAACAGTTTCAAACGGCTCGAAGCATAGCCGCCATACCCACCATAACCGCCATAACCTCCGTATCCGCCATACCCACCATAACCGCCATAGCCTCCGTATCCGCCATAGCCTCCGTATCCGCCGCCGCCACCGTTACAGTCCTCTCCATAGCCNCCATANCCTCCATATCCGCCATATCCGCCATATCCGCCATAACCACCATAACCACCATAACCACCATAACCACCATAACCTCCGCCGCCACCGCCGGCAGGGCTAGTGTAGAGTAATTTTTCATTAGATGTTAATTCACTAAAGCCCAGAGTCTGGCTAATTCCTCGATTATTCAAACTTGCAGTATCTTCAACATTAATTTTAATAGTGCCCATATCAATGAATATGGTTCTCCATGTATGGTAACCACAACCATATCCACCTGTAATACTGTATGCTACACGGATATCGCCGCCGGCATTAAAAAAGTGCCGAGCACTTTCATAACCGCTAAAATCTAACTCAACGATGCTGTCTAACTGGTTGGACCAATTGATATCTTTTGAATATGTTCCCAATGAACTGATGGTAGTATATGCTGGATCAACTGCATTACGCAAGTTGCGGGCACCATTTAATAATGACTCGGCTGAATTAAAAAAGTCAGCTGTGACTTTCTCTCCACGAGCAACAACCACTAATTCAATGTCACTGCTGTTTGTTCTTAAGGTGCTGATGTTGATGCGATCAACAATTTCATTTGTCTTATCTGCGGTAATTTTTTCACCGCGTTGTACATTGTCAACATTTTGGCCGCCCCAGCCCCAACGGATTGCATCTTGTACCGATGCGTCATTGCTTGGACCTTGATTATCATGCGTATCACCAAATAACTCGTTTACAGATTCTGTAAGTGAGTTAATGTAATCCGCTGTGATTTTATCTTTGCGGCTGACTGACATTATCTTACTCCAACTGTTGCTTCAACTTTACCAATTCCTGCGCCATCAAAATTAGCCAAACTGCGACCAACTATGCTCCATGCTGGAGAGTCAACTGATGCCGCTTGTGCAACACCCGGAACATCACTAGCAGTCAATCTGTCGCCGCGATTTACTTTGCCTTTGACTTTTACTGGAATACGACCAGCCACAGCAATGGCCAATGCATTTTTAGCATTCTTCTTTCTAGTATTCATCAAGTAAGCAGGACGCGATGAAACAATACCAAACACATTGGTATCAGCAATGCTGGTGGTTTGTGTAACTTCTGCTTCGCCACCTAGGCTTACTAAAGTACCAGCTTCATAAGTTGCATCGCCAACATAAATTTCTGCAACGTCAGCAAACTCAGCTTCAACTGCAACGCCGCGAATTTTAAAGTCCTGACTTGAATTCAAGTTCAATCCGCGACCAATTGTTCCTGCATCGTTGTAGTCACCGTCGTCTACATTGGGAGAGCCAACAGTTCCGCCGCAAAATACAGCTAGTCCTTCAGTGCTGGCTGGAACAAAATCTGCATCTACACTTAAAATTGCAACTAACACATTCTTAACCATAATCTTTATACACTTGTGGGGCGGTGTATTTGGAATTGCATCTTTAATATCTACTTCAAAAATTCCGTTGCCATCGCTAAATGCTGTGATGTTCATCCAATCTTCTGGACGGTTGCGATAGTCTGGACCAACATGCAATTGTAATGTTGGTGGAAGAGTTCCTGTCAACATTGGAACTGCCAGTGTCATTGCAGGGTCCCTGTTGAAGTATAGTTGACCGTTGAGCGAATTTAACTCGCCTCTTGCTTTACCTGCAAAGTTTTCAATATGGCGGGCAAAGTTTTCAGCAATAATTTCACCGTATCCCAGGTAGTTTTTACCAAGTAATACTAGGTCAGTTGATGTAGTGTCAATTTCACCGTCTAGTAGCGTTACCAGTGGTGTCATTTCGTCACTTTTAGTTACATTGTATGCCATTTCTTTTATCCTTTTGGCTAATTTGCCATTATGCTATTTAGTTTTATCCATTAACCAGCCCTGACTCTGAGGGTGTAAACAATTTGAATTGTTTGGTCTGCATTTTTTTGCACCGGGTGAAAGATAAAATGCGAAAGCAAGGTACCTGAATTTAATCCAGTGTCCCCTTTGGTCTTTAAACCTATTTCATTGAACTCAAATTCGCCATCGTATATTGTGGTTGCATCCAAGCTTGAACTTGTTGAATCAAATGTGTTATATGTGCTATCTACTGCCAATGGTTCATCATTTGCAAGCGTAGCAGTTACAATTGTATCAGAATAATTTGATCCAACATTGTGCTGAATAACTACACCATCAGATGATTCTTCCATTCTATTGATATCACTGTCGTCAACTACCCTGAAATAAGTTGGAGTGTACAAATCTGCACCTATACCAACAATATTTGGTTTTCTATAAGTTACTGTGCCATCTGTTGCAATGATGGCGGCTCCACAACCAAAGTGCATTTCACTGATAAATGATCCGGCACTTCTTGCCAATGCAAGCGACAGCGCCACACTCATATTTTCCTGGTGGATAGCATTTGAGCCTTCTACCAGAATCTTACCGGTGTTTAAGTCTTTTATCGTAATAAAAGTTTCTATGCTGATTGGTAACTCTTGTATATTCATATCAATATTTAGTTATTTTTTTATAACCCGCTTTAATCTTCATCAACTAATACTTGTGTAATCGTTGTAATGTTTATCAATAATGGACGGAGATCCTCGGTTGATAGTTTATCGTATGTGATGACTGGCTCCGGAGTACCATTTCGTCTACGATCAATCTGTCGAATATAGCCAGGCTCAACACCAATGATGTTCTTTTCTACTATTGTTAACTCTAGGTTTTCATCTAAAGTAACTGCCACTTGTTGCAATGACTTATTGACTGTGCCGCGATCTAACATTTCACTGTGGAAAGGTTTAACTTCAGTGATGTATTTTTTAATCAGCGTATCTTTCTTGTCATAGTAAATTGGTACTTGTGCCAGGTCATTGTTGCTGGTTGAGTCAAAGGTCAGATAGGTAGTTTTAAATATCCAATCTGCCAATGGATCTTGTACCAATGCTTCTTTGACCGTTGCAAAGAACACCAGATTGAAATAACCAACAGCATCGCCAACAAAGATATTTTCTCTGAGAGCTTTTAGTATTATTGCAAAAATATCAGTGAATCCTTCGTCCCATGGATAACCATCCCACTCTTTGACATCCCATCCGCTGGTACGCCAAATTGGATAGAATTGTATAGTACCATTCTTCTTGTACAATAGAGTAAACTGATTGGTATCTAAATTGTCAACTCTATAAACAGATTGAATATTGTTATCGCTGTCAACCAAGGCAAACTTTGTTGGATTCACATAGTTTAGCAATTCTGTAAACGAACGAATTCTAATTTCTTCGTTGCCCGGAGAATAATCATCTACTTTGTAATCTACATAGTACCAGTATTGAGTTACATCCAGTGCTTTTGATCCAAGCAATGGTTGCCAAATTCTTAGATATTTGTCCCATTCAAATTTATCAACAGCATTCACTTGTGCCAATTTATCATTGACAACATCAACAAAAGTTCTACGGGCATCTTGCAAATTCTTATACCAGCTTTGTGGCAACGGACTATATTCATTGCCGTATCTTCTCAACGGATGTAAATTGATATCCGGAACTTGTCTAGACTTGACAATAACTGCATAGTATTTGTTTTCTTCCAGCACATTTTTTACCAATGCTGTTTGAAATCTTGCAAGGTTATTAACAATACTATCAAATGATGTTGCATTGCTGAAGCCTCGAGTCACTCGGAATACTCCAAACGATGCAGATCCATCATCCTGCCAGACAAATTGAACTTCTTCTCTGTTGGCATTGATTGTTGGTAGCACTGGAATATCAAGTCCACCGTATGCATTAGTGTATGTAAAATCTATGCTGGTAGGATCTATTGTTGTGATTAGTTCGCCAGGCGCATAGCTTTGTCCAACAACAAATTGTCTTACATCATGCAACATTCTGTAATTGTCATATCCAACCAAACTGTCACGCAATCTGGTCACTGGATAATCTGGAATCACACTGCCTGCCATTCCTTCTGTTAACAGTATACCAGTATTGTGTTTTTGTTCTGGTTTCTTATTCTGTTCAATTCTTAGAATTACTTTGTCTCGACCGCTAAAGAATTTACTGATGTTTGCAATCATGATACTGGCCGATGTTGCACCAGTTGCATCATATGTTACTTGTATTGGACTCATCCATGCAATGCCATTGGCATCTGGATCATTTAAAACAAATTCAATTGATGCAGAGGTGTATGGTCGATCCATGTTTGTTGGCAGTTTGGCTACGCCTCGTTGCCAGTAGTAATATGTTGCAATTTTGCCACCGTTTGGTTGTGGCTCTTCAATGATTGAATATCGTAATTGTTCTATGCCACTGCTGTCATCTAGTCGTAGGCCAGGAGTATCTATTGTTGGTTCTTCCACTGAACTAACCCATTCGTAAATTACGACTTCACTGTCGGCAAACTGCTTGCCCCAATTGGTTGCACGATAACTCAATGAGCCTTGTTCATATTCAATGTATCGAACTCTGCTGGTATCCCACCAAGTTTTTCCAATGTCTTGTTTACCCCATGACATGGTAATAAATTTATTCAACACCCCAAGTTCATCAACATTATATGATGCTGGATCAACTGGTTGGCGGTGGTTAATATATTGTGCCATCTCATTGATGCTGGCACCTTTAAACGGATCGTACACTTCTAATGTACCAAGTATATTTTCAGTTTTTTCGTCGAGTATCTGTACCTTATGTATAGCATATGGATCAGTCATACGAGCTTCACTTTCAATCACCAAGTCATCGTTTGCTGTTGCGCCATACACAATTACTGTGAACTTGTTGTTGTATGGCACAGATCCTTGACCAGTATTGTCAATGTATGCTCTCATGCCCTTTAGCCATGCTTGAGTCGTTTTACTTTGATTGTATTCAGCAATGGTCTCAAATTTAACCGGAGCCAGTTTGAATGCAACAGTATTATAAACAATTTGGTCTGAGCTACTTCTTGCTGGAATTAAGATGTTGTAATCGTCAACAACTTTTAATACCTTATGAACTTTGTCATAGTTTCCGTCATTGTTTCCAACCATTACAATATAGTCTTGTGCTCGTAATCCATGCGGATCAGCAAAAGTAACCTTGCTTTCATTTGCAGAGGTGTCTAATGCATTTGGACAAGTTTCTTCAACATACATTGGACTGAATGTTTGTAGAATGTTCCATCCATAACCAGTTGTTTTTAATTTCCAATATGATGTAACTGATGCAGTAATCTCAGCACCAGAGCCTGCTTGGCTTGTGACTGTCAGCGTTGGTATCTGATCAAATACAGCACTTGAGTTTGTAATTACAACGCTGTTGATTGCACCACCAGCTGTGGCAGTGACTGTTGCGACTGCAGGCAACAATGCAGTGGATCTAGTTGAATCGGTGATTGTAATGATTGAACTTGTAGTATAGCCACTTCCGCCATCTAAGACATTGATTTTATCAATGACTCCAATTCGGTTTACAGTTAAAGTAACTGGTGCCAAAAAGCCAACAGTTACATCTGATGAATCTGCATCAGTCCAATACGGATCAACAATTGTCACTGTTGAGTTAGCACTATAAGAACTACCACCTGTGATCACTGTTACGCTGGTCAACTTTCCATTTACAATATTTGGAGTGTATGTAAAACCAGCACCAGAACCACTATTAATAACAACTTTAATATCAGCAGCCACTAAAATGTTGCTACCTTGACCACTTGGAAGTACATTAATTGCTGTTATGACGCCATTGGTAATTACCGCTGTTGCCCTGGATGGGTTTCGTCTTGTCACAGATATTGTTGTACCTTGTGTGTATCCTTGGCCCGGTGTTGTAACTGTAAAGCCGGTGATTACACCATTTTGTGATCGTGCAAGCGATGGAAGTGTTACATCTTGTACTGCCGTAACAGTTATTGAGCCGCCAACACCAGTTCCTGTTTTATTAACAAGGTTATAACTTCTGGTTGCATATGATTGGCCGCCCAAGGCCAAAGTGGCATCGTTTGGAATTATTACTAATTTTTTAATACTGTTTGCATTTGCTAAACTGCTTATTGGCGATTTGCTGTAATTGTACAAGTCGACATTGTCTTCAATATTTTCAAATATCGCAATTATTAAATCAAAAATTAACACTAGTTCTGTTTTTAATTGTGCTTTTTGTGCGGTAGTTACTGATCCAGCAAAGGCCGCATTACTGGTTATTAATGTAACAAGATTGTCAATTTCCTTG